CCCGGCCCCCGCGCCCACAGGTGGACCGCGCGGATACTCCCCGCCCGCCGCCCCCGCTGTGGGCGTGCAACCTGCGCATGACTTTTTACACCGCGCGCCCGCGCCCGCGCCCGCGCCCGCGCCTGTAGCGTCCGCCCCGGTCGCCCCGGCGCCCGCGGCTGTCGTTCGCTATCTCGATAGCGCCGGGAACCCATGGACCCGTGAGCAATTGACCGCCGCCGGGTATACGCCCGACATGATCGCGCGCTTACCGCTCGCGGACGATATCCCGTTCTAACCGAAACGGATCACAGCGGCCCGCCCTCGGGGCCGCTTTTTTTTTATACACGAACCCGGGAACAATCATGCCTTGTCATATAGACTTTGAGACGTACTCCGAGGCGGGCTATACTTTCGACGTCACGACGGGCCGCTGGCGCGGGAGTGTTCCCGAGAGTAATAAAACCGGGATCGGGCTCGTCGGGGCCGCGGTGTATTCTGAGCACGCATCGACAGAGGTTATCAGCCTCGCGTATACGTTCCCGAACGATAGCGCGCCGCGCCTGTGGATCCCCGGCATGCCCGCGCCTGTGGAGCTGTATCAATATATCGCAACTGGCGCGCCGGTATACGCATGGAACTCACTGTTTGAATATTACATCTGGGCGAACGTATGCCACGCCCGCATGGGGTGGCCGTCGCTCCCGCTCGATCAGCTCCGCGACGCCATGGCTCAAGCCCGCACCCGGGGCCTCCCGGGGAAACTCGAGAACGCGGGCCGGGTACTCTCCGCGCCCGTACAAAAATTGACGGACGGCGCGAGGTTACTCTCAAAATTTAGCATGCCACGGAACCCGACGGCGCGCGATTCGCGGACGCGGATCCACCCGAACGAGCACGCAGCGGACGCCGCCGCACTATACCACTACAACATGACGGACGTACTCGCGGAGGCGTCCGTGTCTGATATGCTCCCCGAACTACCGCCCGACGAGGTAGAGACGTGGCTGCTCGATCAGCGGATCAACGTCCGGGGCGTAGCGATTGACCGCCCGGCGCTCGAGCTATGCATGAGCGTGGTCTGGGACGCTACCGCCGCGCTCACTAACGAACTACAGTGGCTAACCGGGGGCGCGGTATCGAGCGCCTCGGAGCTTGCGAAAATGCGGGCATGGCTCGACGCCCGGAACGTTCCGACCCCGTCGCTCGACGCGGACGCCGTTAAACATTATCTGAAACGGACGGACCTCCCGCCCGACGCGCGCCGGGTCGTGGAGATCCGGGACGTATTGAGCGCCTCGAGCGTTGCGAAACTGTCCGCGATCTCTGCCACCATGGGACGGGACGATCGGGTTCGGGACTTGTTCATGTACCACGGCGCGGGGACCGGGCGGTGGGCGGGACGTGGCGCACAGCCCCAGAACATGCCCGCCGGGGGGCCGCCCGTGGCCGTGTGCCAGTGCGGACAATACCACGCCCCGACGCTTGCGGCGTGCCCCGCCTGTGGCGCTACAGTATCCCGGAACGTAGAATGGGGCCCGGACGCAGCGGAGAGCGCGCTGGCGACGTTCGCGCGCGGGGGCTACCGTGAGGGCGCGCGGGTATTCGGGGACGCCCTGTGGGCTGTTTCCGGGTGCCTGCGTGGGCTATTCGTGGCCGCGCCGGGGTGCGATCTGATTAGCTCAGATTATAGCGCGATCGAGGCGGTCGTTCTGGCTGCCCTCGCGGGGGAAACGTGGCGCCTTGAGGTATTCGCGACGCATGGCATGATCTATGAAACGAGCGCCGCGAAAATCACAGGGCGAACCGTCGCGGATTATATCGCCCACAGGAAACAGAACGGGGAGCACCACCCGGACCGCAAGAAAGGCAAGGTCGCGGAACTTGCGAGCGGGTACGGTGGAGGTCTGGGCGCGTGGCAAAATTTCGGGGCCGATACGTTCATGACGGTTCCCGAGATCCGGGCCGCTATCGAGGCATGGCGCAAAGAATCCCCCGCGATTGTTGCCATGTGGTATGGCCTTGAGGACGCCGCGCGCCTAGCGATTGAGAACCCCGGGCAGGCGTTCGGGTTCCGCTCGATCGCGTATCAGGTCGGGGCTGGCGTTCTGTATTGTCGCCTACCGTCCGGGCGCTTGATCGCGTACAATAGCCCGCGCCTCGTCCCGGACGTGACGCCGTGGGGGAAATCCGTCAAGAAAATAATATACAATCGCGTCGACCCGCTCACGAATCAATGGAGCCCGGCGGATACTTACGGCGGGAAACTAACCGAGAACGTCGTGCAGGCTGTATCACGCGACATACTGGCTCACGCCATGCACGGCGTCGAGGCCGCCGGGTACCCGATCGTGCTACACGTTCATGACGAGATCGTCGCGGAGGTTCCCGCCGGGTTCGGTTCTGTGGCCGAATTTGAGACGATCATGGCCGCGCTCCCGGCGTGGGCTACGGGGTGGCCGCTCCGCGCGACGGGTGGCTGGCGCGGTCGCCGGTACCGCAAGGGATAAAAAAAAAGGGCGACGCAAGGCGGGAACCCCCACCCGGCGTCGCCCTAGTACCCCCGCCCGATTGCTCGGACGGTGTGGAGGGTTCGCTATTTGGCGCGGCGTGCCCGGATTCGTGCGATCAATCCGCGAGCCCCGGCTTCCGCTACAGCTTTAACGCCGGGTATCTGTCCGACTGGATTTTTGGGATCGTCCGCAAGGCGTCCGACCACGACCGCCGCCGCCTCCGCTATGGTTCGCTTTTTGGTGTCCGCCTCCACCGCCTCCGCTACGGCTTTAAGGGCGGGTATAATTGACGTCCCGATCTTAGCCCACACAGCGGCGACGGGTGCGCCCACGACCGGGATCATGGCGATCAGGGGCGTTAATAGTGTGACGGCCACGACCATGAGCGCCGGGTGATTGCCCGCCCATACGATCGCATCGAGTAGGCCCTGCCCGTCCATGGTGGAGGCGTCACAGCCTGCGAAAAAAACGGCCAAAAAAATCAAGGTATTTTTAAACATGATTGCCTCCCCGGCGTTGATAGTCGACGAGGCCCTGAATAATTCGCGCCCCGTATGTTTCGTTAAATCCGTCCAGATCCACATCAAGCCCGGTCATGTCTGAACGATCGGACATGAACCCGCCCTCAAGTATCAGGGCCGGGAGCCGCGTCCCCTTGAGAATCGCAAGGTCGCGCGCGAGCTCCACGCAGTCTTTAACGCCCCGGTTCTTTATGCCCCCTGAAACGAGACGCGCCATGATCGTCTCCGCGATTGTGGCCGATTCGCTAGGCTTACGCCACACGATGATCTCCGCGCCCCGCGCAGCGTCGCGCGCGCCGCTGTTGTTGTGGAACTCGATCAGCACGCGCCCGAGATCGTTCGCGAGCTTGACGCGGTCATTCAGGCTAAACGATTCCCCGACTTCATGGATACGTTCGGGCGCTACGGTTTTAAAGTGCCCGCGCGGGCCCGCGAAAATAATGTCAAGGTCCGTTAACATTGACGCCGCGAGAGCTCCGTTAACTTGCTGTGCATTGATCCACCGCTCATGCTGTAGCGCGACCACGTCCGGGCCTGTGGCATCGTAAGGGCTAACCGCCCCGGCGTCTTTCCCGAGGTGGCCGATTGTTATTAAATACTTCATGGCTTTTTACCCTTCGTGATTGTTTCGATTATCGCAAGCGCGCGGGCCTCTTCTATTTTAAGAATCCCGTCGCACTTTTTGACGGTCCCGCGCGTAGTGCCCGCGAGGCGGTAACATTGTAGCGCCATGTGGGCTGCGGATAGGAGCGCCGTCTGCTGTAGCGTCGCCCCGAATTGCTCAGAGAATCCCGCCGCGCGCGCCGTCCCGATCTCGTCCGCACAGATCGCGGCCTGTACCTTGTCCGCCTCCGAGATCATAGAGCCCGCGCCGGTCAATAGTACGGACGCCCCGGCCACGATTGCTCCGATCTGTAGCGCGCTTTTTTTCCGGGTCGTGGTCATGCGTTCTCGCGATCGTCGCGCCGCCGTCCGCGTTGATCGGATAGATCGCCATGGATCTGTTTAATCAGCACGACGAGCTCACGGAGAACGCCTGTATTTTCGCGGATAATATTCCCTTGGTACACGATCACATATATCGCAAGGCCCGCCACGGCCCCCGCGCTTCCAAGCTCGCGGAGCACTGTCAACCATTCCATGTTCGTAGCCTCCACATTAACCCCGGTTTAAAATCTCGTTCGGCCATAGCGCCGAACCGAGCACAGCATATATAAAACAGACGCCCGTAGGCGCGTAGCTTGGTAACTCATGCGGGCGATAGTGTCCCCACACTGAGAACGCGACGGCGATCAGTAACGCAGCGGCCATGAGTACCATGCGGACCCACCCCGTACCCCAGTACGTCGGGGCGAACCAATGCCCGCACAAGGCGCCACATAACGCCGGGAAAATAACCCACCCGTCGACGGTCCACTGTGCGATAAAATAGGAGATTGTATCCTGTTTTTGGCGCGTCACGAAGGGCACCAAATCCCACAATAAACCCGCCACAATCATGGCCGGTAGAATCCACCGGGAGACGGCTTTAATCCGTTCGTTCCGCTGCGTCTCTGTGGGTGTGGGTGGCATCATACCAGCGCGCCGTCCGCTGTGAGCTCGACCCGGTTCGCGTGATAGACTTGCGGGGTTAACGCGGGCGTGCTGTTATCTGTGTTAAATAGCCACAGGGGGGTACTAGCTACCGCCGCCGCTGTGGCCTCGGTAACGTCCGATTTTACGACCCAAATCCCGGACTCTTTCGCGTAGGTGCGAACCCGTACAGATCCGCCTCCTAGATCTTGAATCTTAAGCCACACGCCCCCGAGACTCGCGACGCCCACGATCGAGGGTGTCGCCACAACGCCCACGACGTCGTTAATAATTCGTAACAGTAACAGAGAGCCCACCGCGCCCCCGATGTTGCTAGAAAAAACTGCGTACCCGGACGCGCCCGAACCTAGCGGCGCGCTAAGTTTCAATGCTTGGATCTGGCACTGTTGCGGAGCCGCTGCGAACGGGGAGACGTACCCCGTAACGCGCACGTCCCCGGCGATCGTGGGCGTCGCGTTTAGCAAGCGGGCCGACCACGTGGGAGCGTTCGGTGTCTCAGCGTCGTAAGTCACATGCCCCGACGCTACAAACATACCGAGCGAACTCGCGGACCAATTCGCGCCGCCCTCGGTACGCCATGCCCCCGTCAAAAAGTCAAGCGTATACGGCATGACTACAGGCACGACCGGCCCGGACGGGAGCCGAACGATCGGGCGCACAATACCGCCCCGGACGATCGGGCGCACAGCGGCCACGGGTTACTCTACCGCGACGCGGTACTGTGTGACCACAGGCGTACCCGACGAGGCGACGGCTCCGATCCACCGGGCCGCCGGGGCGATCTCTACAATTCCAGTGTACGGCCCGAGCGGGTCGAGGGTCATGTCAATAGCAGCGGGTTCTGCCTCCGCGTTGCTAAAATATATATTAATCTCACCGCCTGAAATCTCAAGCGAACCGGGCAGCGTCTCGCCGCCTGTTTCCTGCATTTGTGCCGCGTATGTTTTATAGACTGTTTCGAGAATCATGGGTTACGCTCCTAATGAGAACGCGGGCAATTCCGCGATTAATTCCGAGATCGTCGGGGCCGTTCGGGTCTGTGCCTCGACGCCTGCCATGATCGTGTAACACTGAGCCCACATAATCGAGCGCCACGCACGAAGCGCGCTGCCCTCGGTCTGAAACTGCGGGACGGAGGGCTCGTCAGCGTATGTCACAGCGGAAAAAATAGAGTCATACCCGAGGCTCCGCGCCGCTGTATCCATGTGGAGCTGTACCGCGTCGATATAATCCGCCACTGTAGGGGCGGGCGGTGTGGGAGGCGCGGGGGGCGCGAATCCCGCGCCGCTATATGTGAATCCGATCCCGACCTCGTCGGGCGCTTGCGTCGTGTAACCGCCCATGGGTCCGTCTGATAGGATCAGATCTACGACTACGCCGTCTACAATTTTCGCGTACTTCATATTAAAATATCTCCGTGATAATGCAGACCCCGTTCGCCCCTGTACCACCCGCGCGGCCCGTGGCTGAATTGCATGAGATACCGCCACCACCACCATTTCCGTACTTCGTACCGTTTACAGCCGCCACGTTCTCGCGCGTGTTGTGGGCCTGTGCGCTCAAATTAGATAGACCGCCACCCGCGCCCATTCCGTTTGTGTTAAATACGATGCCCGTCCCACCGATTCCACCATCGACCGAATAATCTGCGCCCACTGCTACCGAGCTAACTAGCGCTGAACTATCCGCGCCGCGTCCGCCCCCCGTTGTACCGGGGTTAGCGTCGCCCGCGCCGCCTTGACCACCGTTCGCGGTCATTGTATCGAATATCGTATTCCCGCCGTTCGTCCCGCCACCGCCGGCGGTTGATCCACCGACGCCGCCCGCGCCAATTGTTACCGCGATAGGTGCCACAGGTAGCGCCGCGCGCGTGTAGACTTTAACCCCATACGCTCCGCCACAACCACCCGTCCCGGCGTTCCCACCGTTACCCACGCCGGGGCCTTGGGCACCACCGCCACCGCCGCCCGCTCCAACCGCCTCCACAATGACATGACGGACGCCGGGACTCGGGGTGTAATTGCCCGAGGTCGTGAATACGACCTTTCGAGTGCGCCCGGAATTTTCAACCAATAAAAAGCGGTTTAAAGCTGCCGAGAATACCGCCACCGCGTCGACGGTCGTGCTTAATTCCGAGCCCGTGAGAACCTCGTCCCGGTAGCTGCGGAGATCCCGCAAGCCTAGCCCGTTAACGTTGATCGTGGTCGCGCCGGTATTGGCCGCGATCGGTCGGAACGTCACACGGTACCCGTTAAAGTATGCGGGGGGCGCCTGCACATTTAAAGGCAAAGTTAGAACGACGGTGTTAACCGCGCCGCTATCTGTGCCGATACTACCAAGCCCGGACGCGAGAGCGACAACCGCCTGCAAGTATTGAGACGCGCCCACGGCCTCCGGGAACGTGGAGGGGGTTACGCCTATCGCGGAGAGTAGCGCCTGCTGAAAGCCAAACAGATCGTTAACGACCCCTGCCTCCCACGGCGTACCCGTTCCGTCGCCGGGGACTGTGATATTCCTACCTTGTCCGTATGGGTACGCGGGAGACGGCGCTGCCGTTCCGCCGGGGTACGCTGTGCCGGGATTAATAGCCATGGGGGTTCGCTCCTGTGCTCATGTGTATTGTACCATCACGCCGCACCATACATGGGCGGGTGCGATTTTTAAGAGTAGCTCCTCGAACTCGTCCCGACGTGTGGCCGGGACCGTCGCGAGGGGTCCGAACGTGGCCGCGCCAATATATAAAAAGTACGACCACTTAAGCGGGTCGCTCGGGATCGTGTAGAGTATCGTTGAATCATAGAACGCGGTACGCTCCCCGGCCTGCATGACGGGTTCCCCCGCCTGTGCTAGTAATTCCCCCGCCACCGCGAGGTACTCAAACGTGCTCACTAGTATTTTATTAACGAGCGGGTACCCTAGCGCGACGGCGATATTCCCCGCCTGTGCGAACGGCTCCCCGGCCTGTGCGAGCGGTTCGCCCGCTTGCATACCCCCGCCGCCCCCTGCGTTCGTGGGGTATAGATATGTGAAAGGGTTCCGGGGTATCGCGCACGCATGCACGCCGGGCGCGGGCTCCGTTCCGGGAACCCACCAGTCATAAACGTACACATCAAATCCAGCGCCCCTGAGTGTGTCCTGAATATACCGTGGCGATTGACCGCCTAGCGCCTGCCATGCTGCGGAGAGCCGCGCGCGCCGTTCCGCCTCAGTCAATCCCGAGGTGTATCTCAAATCGAATTGACGCTCCCATTCCCCGAGCTCGCGCGTAGTATCTGGAAACAGATCGAGCAGGATCAAATCCAGATATAGACGAATGGGCGTACCGAGCGACGCCGCGAGGCCCTCGAAAAATTGGCGGAGCTGTCCCGCTATCGTGATACTCCACGCGCGGGCGCGCGGTAGCAGGTGCATGAATAGGCGTAAAAACATTACAGGAAAACCGCCGCGCCTTTGGCTTTTTCCCCGACGCCTAGCGTATATATAGCGATCGGGGACCCCGCGAGCTTGAGCACTACGCCGCCGAACGTACCGCCCGCCGCGCTAACGACTGAATCGACAAGCGCCGCGATAGAACTCTGCACGACGCGGTCCGCGCGGGGTGGCACGGATAGCCCGACGATATACGGCGCGCGCTGCGTGAAGTATTCCGCCACAGCCGCCGCGATCTGCCCCTGCACTGTGGGCGCGTCCCCTACGACTAGGCCCGAGACCTCCACGGAAAAAACGACGCGGACAATCGAGAACGCGTTAATGAGCGCCGTCGCCGGGCGTCGTGTAGCAAGCCCGCCCGAATCTAGCTCAATCGCCGCGAGAACCGCCGCGAGCTGTGCGGGCGTTGCGATCCCGTCTGGGTCTGTGCTCGATTCCACATAGACATCAACCTGCCCCGGACATGTGGAGGTATACGGGTACACGTTTAACACGCCCGGAACGGGTTCGCCCCATGCCGAATAATCAGCGTATGCTCCGCCCTGTGGGCGACGTTGGAACCGGTCGACGATCCGCTGCCGGTACTCGTCCATGCCCTCCCCGTCCGCGCCCGTCACGGTCTGAGCTGTAACGGCTGCGTCGCGCGCGACATTCTCGAGAGGGTTCGCGAACGTGAGCACGTCGCCCGGGTCGAGGTTCCCGATTGTTCCCGATCCGTCGCCGCCCGCTTGATCGCTAACAGCGAGAACCGTCACAGGTACGACCGCCGCATTCAATAGGACCGCGCCCGTCGTGATATACGTCACGCCGTTTCGCGCGCCCACTAATTGCGACCCGCTCGGGAGGCTCCCGACCTGTAGCGTAACCGTAACGTCCGCCGTTAATTCCGCCGGGATCGCGGCCACAGGATCGCCCGCCCCAGTCAATCGGCCCCACTCGATCAGGGGCGAGAACGTCCGACCGTTGACCGTGGTCTCCGATGCGCTCGCGTAGCGCACGAATAATTGCAAGAAAATAAACCCGCCATATTTGTACAGCGTAACGAATAGCGCCGCGAGAACTTTCGCGAGCACGGCGTTAAAATTTTTGGGGAGTAGCGGGATCGTCTGGGAGAACGCGGCCTCAAGCTGTGCCACGATATTGTCCGCGATCTGTTTTGTCGTGTATTGCGTGGTCATGCCTGTGCCTCCCAGTTAACCGCGAACTTGAAATTTTCCCGAACGCCCTCCGCCACAATCGCGACCGCGATCTCGACCCGTTTCGGCGCGGTCAATTGTGCGGACGCTGTGACCTCAGACGCGACCGCCGGGATCATCCATGCGAGATCGGTCGTGATAGCGTCCTCAAGGCGTCGGAGGTTCCCCGAGGTCGCCGGTAGACTGTCGATAATGTTCTGTGTGTAGCTGCGGTACTGTCGCGCGGGGTCCGTCTCCGAATAGTTTCCCCACCATTGCGCCGCGTTTCCGGGCTGTCCGTTATCGTCCGCATTGCCCCCGAATAGGGACAGATACGCCGCGCCCTCAAGGCCCGAATCCATAGCCATAAGCCCGCCCTCGACGGCGATCTGTCCGCCGTTCGCGGTGTCAAATATTCGGACTACGCCCGACTGATTCATGCTACGTCCCCGGGGTCGGAGGCGACGTGGGCGAACCCGGCGCCGCGCTCGTATGCACATGCGTTAGTAGTGAAACGGTAGCGGGCCCGACGCCCGCGATCACGTTCGGCGCTTCTATTATACCCGCGAGGGATACCGTCGCGCCGTTTAGATTGATAACCCCGGACGCCTCGAGAATTATCGAGCCGCCCCCGGCGTTCGTGAGGTGGATCGAGCCGTCGCCCTTGAGCCACACGACGGCCACGACCGCGCCGCTCGCGTCCCGGCCATACGCGCGGAACTCCCCCGGCGCGGCCTCCCCTGCGTTGACCGTATCGACGCCGCCCACGGCCACATAACCCCCGGCGCGTGGCATCGGTAGCAGGGCGATATAATCCCCCGCGAGCGGGGGCGCGTCGACCCCTACGCCCGGCGCGTAGTCCGCCGTGGTATTGTCGCCGCCGCCGGGGTCCGTTACGGCCTCGGATATGTTCGCGCCGTCGCGTAGCCCGCGCGCGAACGATAGCACGCGCCCGATCATACCGCCCATGGCATACGCTCCGGGATCTGGCCTGAGAACGATCCGGGCAGAACAAGCTCGAGGGCGCACGTCGCCGCCGCCTTGCTACGCGAGAACGTAACGGCCCGCACCATCAGAGTATATTCATGATTAATCATGGCGTCCGGGGCGTACATTGTGACGAGATCGCCGGGCGCCCACAGGTTCCCGGCGGGCGTCCGCCACGTCGGGAGGGTCATGCTATAGCTCACGACCGCCCCGAACATGCGCCCGATTTTCGCGAGCACAGCGGCGCGAACCGTGCCCGTGTCCGTATCGTCGAGGGCGAACGTATACGGGCGCACGACGCCGGGGAGCATGGGGTTCCGGGCGGTATACTGTCCGCCACGGCGTCCGATCAGCGACGCGCGAACCCCCGTCACACTGCTATAAAATCCCTGTGGCGCGATCGTTACCCCGACCCCTTGCAAGGGTGGCACGCCTTGACGGAACCGCGCCACGGGCGCGCCTGTGCCTGTGGGCGCGTAGAATCGTAGGGCGCCCGCCGGGGTGCTCGAGACTAAGAGCCCCCGCTTTTTTGCGAGGTCGATCAGGAACGCGAGAGCCGTCGTTTCTTTATCACAGGCGACGAGGTCAAATGCGCCCCCCGCGTCCGAATCAAACACGACCTTAACGCCGAACGGCGTCGCGATCGTCTTAGCGATCCGCGATAGGGACTGCCCCCGGAACTCAAGCGGGAACGCGCTCGCGGGGGGCGTACAATCCCCCATGACGCCGGGCACACTGTAGCCCCCGACGGCGATCCGTTTCGCATCGTTTCCCAGATCGGGGTCCACTGTGACCACCGTCCCCGTAAAAAGCGGAACGCCCCCGACCGCGATCGAGGCGGGCGCGAACGATAGCGGAACGAACGCTCCGGCCACAGGGGCGCCCATGGGCGCGGATAGCTTGAAAGTATCCACAGCGTCGAGGCTGCGCTCGATCGTTATCGTCTCCCAGAATCGGAACCGTGCCCCGGCCACACTAACCGCGACCTCGTCCGGGCCGTCCGCTGTGGATCCGCCCGGCGCGTCCGTGGCCGCGTCTGGATTGTCCGGGACTACGATCACAGTCCCCGGCGCTAGGGGCTCCACGACGCCGGGATTAGCCGCCGCGATCCGTGGGCCTTGAGTATCGTCGCCGTATACTTGACGCGCTACCGTGGCGAACGAATCGCCCGGCGCGGTTTTAAACGTAGTAGACAATGGAACGCCCGCGCGGTAGCTCCAGAATCTCGTCACCTGTGAGCTCGTTCGTATTTATGAACTCGTCAAGAATCGTTTCCCACGTTGTCCCGTAAAGCTCCGCGCACAGATCGACCACGGAGCGCGCACGATCGAGAACGATCCGCCGCTCAAACCGTAACCCGAACGATAGCGCGACGAGGTAGCCCGCCGCGAGGGCTACCGCGTTCTCGAGGGCTTGGTGGGCGTCGCCTGTGTCGATCACGTCGGAGGCTTGGAACGTGGCATCACGCCACGCTACGACCTCCGCGAAAATATTGAGAACCGTCTCCGCCGCCGCGAACGCCTCGGGCCGTGTGCGGTATTCATTATTGAGAACGGACACGACGGACCCCGCGACGGATCCGCTCGCGAATAGATCGCGCCCGCGTAGCTCGTTATTTTCTACAGGTGGCCCGGCGTTCGGTGTAAAAATTGACCGGGCTAGATTCGCATACGCCGCGAACCGATCCCCGAGCGCTGAGAGCGCGCGGGCCGGGGCCTGTAGCATGATGGAGGTCTGAAACGCTAGCGTCAAGGGCTGCGATACCAGAACATCGACGCCCCGGTTAATGGATTTAACGGCGCCGTCGAATTGTTTCGCGACGTTCGCCTGAGTATCGGCCACCGTGCGGAGCGTGTCCGCGGCCTTATTAACAAACGCCGAATATTTAGCCCCGAACTGCGCGCGCGCGAGAGCGCCACCGAGGTTCGCATTAGCCGCGAACTCCGCCGCCTGTGCTGCATTGAACGCCGCGACCGCCGCCGCGGTATCGCCCGGGAGGTTGCCCTGATTGCTAGGATATACGACCCCGATCGTCTCCCATAGGGTCGCCTCGATAATGACTTGATTCGCGCCCGTCACCAGATCGTCCCGACGCGTTATCTCCCCCATGGGTACTACGTCCCGCGATCCATACACCGGGTGCTCGAGCCGTCCCGTCCCGACTTCTAAGAGAGCGGCCTCGAACGCCTCCGCCTCGAGGTCACAATTAGCGCCGTTAAAATACAGGCGCATGGGGAACCGCCGCCCGGACGTTCCCATGTCTTGTATGTAGGTCCCGTTAGCGTCGGGGAAACTGTAGGCGGTCCCGTTTTTATCAATGGAGCGGGAGACGTCCGCGAACATGAACGCGAGACGGAACCCGGACGGCGACGTGTAGGCCGCTTCTTTAATGCGATCGGACCATGCCATTATTCAAAGCCCCCCGATTTTTGCAGCTTGAGGCCCGGCCCGAGCTTCCCGCCCGTAACCTCCGCCCGACCCGTTGCGTCTTTAATCGTGACCTCGGACGTCGAGGTATCGCGCGTCTCTGTGATAGCTCCCGCGATACGATCCGCTGGCGTCACGACTTGAGCCGCCGGGGCCGCGCCTGTGGCTGTAGGCCCGCCCGTCTCCCCGGCGCCCGGCTTGGGTGCCTCCCCCTTGACCGTGATTGTATCCCCGAACCCCATGGCCGCTGCGATCTTGTCGACGATCCCGCCAATTTTCGACCATAGATCCGTAAAGAATTTAGCGACGCTGTCCCAATTGGCAACCAATAGCGCCGCGAGCCCTATTAAAACCGTTACCGCTAGAATGATCGCCCCGATCGGATTAGCCGCGAGCGCAAAATTAAAGAGCATGACGCCCACGCGTGCCACCAATAGCGCGCCGTTAAGCGCCGCTACAACTGCGGCATAAGCCGCCGTCGCCGCGTTGACCGCCCACATAACGCCCATGACCACGCCGAACGCTGCGGCCAATCCCCCGACCACGAGCGTTAAAATATGCACGACCGGGGAGAGCTGCGAGAACCACGCCATGACGTCGCGCCCGAATTGTGCGATCGAATCGCGGGCGCTATATACCCACACTATCAAGGTAATTAAACCGATCGCGAGCAACATCCATGGATTAGTGGAGGCGATAGCGTTCGCGATACCCATGACGATGTTCATGGCCTTTACCGCAAGCGATACCGCGCCGAACGCAATCGCGAGGTTAATTAAAAATTCCGAATTATCCGCGATAAAACCCCCGAGCGCCATGAGCTTGTCAATCGTGGCGCCTATCAATCCGGGGAGGTCGTACTTAGCAGAGAACGCCGCGACGGCGTCGATCAGATTCGCGACGGCTTTCCGCACGCCCTGAAAAAACGAGAGCACGCCCGAGCGAATCATGTCTTTATTCGCGACGATCCACGCGCGCCACCCGCTCACAATATCCCCGAGCATCGGGAACAATGGCCCCAGAACGCCCGCGATTAACCCGCCTATGCTACGCTTGAAACTATTCATGGCGTCGCCGTATGCCTCAATGGCACGGGCGTTCTCGTCTGTGAGCACGCCGTTCTCGCGTTGCTCCGCACGGAGCGCCGCGATACCGTCCGCCCCGAGGTTGACAACGTTGACCATTTTAGCGCCTGATTTTCCGAACGCTGCCACAGCTAGCGAGGCTTTAATCGCGGGGTCTTTAATTCCTGCGAGGGCCGTCGTATAAATCTCGAGCGCCTCCGAGACCCCTTTCGCGTTCTTTAATTTTTCCAGAATACCCGCGAGTTGGGTCGGGCCTTTTTTTGATAGCGTCGATTGTAGCGCCCCGGCGCCCATTTTAAGGTCGCCTAAATTTTTGTTAAATTTTTCGATGGACTTGTCAAACTCGTCAACGCCCATGCCGCTTTGTTCCGCCGCGAATTGCCATTCCTGTAGCGCCTCAATCGGAAAATTTAAACGATCCGCCCGATCGACGAGCGCGCTCGCGGATTCCTCAAGGTTATTAATCGCCGCGACCGTAGCCGCGCCCGCGCCCGCGAGAACCGCCGCGCCGAACTTAGCGACGCCCACCGCGCCGCGCGCTAGACCGCCTGTGATTTTAGACATGGAGCCGTCAAGCGCCGCGAGATTTTTCGACGCCGTTCCCGTCATGCGCGCGATACCGGCCTGCATGCGATTGACCGGCCCCGTGATTTTATCCACGGCCTTAAAAATCGCCTCGACTGAGAACCGCCCGGCCATTACTTACGACCGGGGCGGCTGTGACGTTTCAGGGATTCGCGCGCGCCCTCATAAAAGAAACGAATTTCATGCGCCGCGAGCGTTCGGGGATCTGGGAGCCCGGGATAGTCTGTGCATATTTGAAGTATCATTTCTTTATACACATTATCCCGCGTGTGGGCGCCCTTCGTTAATTGTTCATCGACCCCATGACGGACGAGCGGCGTCCGTACTATCCAAAAAAAAGCGCAAAAATTGCCCGGCACACTTTAAGATCCCGCTCGACCATACGCGAAAAATGCGCCGGGGTCGTTTTCGTTAGCTCCCCGAGCATGGCGTAGGTCTTAGCTACACCGGCATTTTTCCCGAACTTGTCAACCGATAGCATGACGCTACCGCCCGGCTCGGGAAACGTCAAGGGCTGCCGCGCCGTAGCGTCGCCCCGCGTGGGTGTGAACACAGGCTCGCCCGCATCATTGATAACGAGCGACCCCTTACAGATCGCCCGGACAATAACGGCCCGCTGTGTAGCTAGGCTCGCGCGGTCCTCTTCAGTAAGGCCACGATCGGCCAGATCAATGTCCATGGCCTCCGCGAATCTTACGAACTCCGCCTCGGCTACCTCGGGCACTACTTTAAAAACTGTTTCCATGCCACCCTCCACAGGTGATAAATTATTGGCGTGTCAAACTACCGGGACCCATGAGCGAGATCGGGGCCGTCGCGTTCTGGCTTGACGCTTGCAGATCCGCCGTTAATTGTGCGACGCCCTGCCACGTTACGCCCGAGGCGTAGGTGAGCGCGATCGGAAAAAAATCGTTCCGATCCGCGAGGGCTTGCAAAAATTCATGGTCGCCGCGCGTATCGTCGACTTCCACGTTAACGCCCTCAATCGAGAGCGGGACGCGAGTCTTAATTAAGCGCGCGGTTCCGTTCCCGTTCGCTTGGACTTCGTTCTCAAATCCGCCAATTTTGCGCTGTGCCTCTGCGTCCGCCGCGACCGCGAACTCGCGACCGTCGAGGGTGATTGATTCTAGGGATCCGCCGATTGCAGTCATGGTGCCTCCGTTACGCTACGATGCTAGGGGTTCCGAAATAGAACCCGAAATTAAAGTCAATGGATTTAATGTTCGTGTTACCCGCTAGCGCCACAGTGTAAACCACGTCGAGGCGTTTCGGGTTCATGCTATTGATCTCCGCCGCGATCGTGCCCTTCGCGGTAGCGGGGTCGCTAATGATCGCCTCAAGCCCTAGCGAATCAATCATGGCGGCCACAGCGGCGACGGCTGTCTTGGGCTTTTTGGCGGAGCGGTTAACCGTGGGTTGATCGTCTGGGATCAGGGGCGCGCCGTCCCAATCTGCGGAGGCAAAAATCAGATCAGTATTAAAAAGAATGTTCATGACCTTGACCACGTCGACCGCGAAACGATAGGCGGGCGTCGTGTCCCCGGTCGGGTGATAGAACGTGACCACGTCGGAGACGTTGACCACGCCGTCGCGAACTTCGACCGTAGAGCTCCCGCCCTTGACCGCTTGATCGCGCGCCGCATAATCCCATTGCACAGAATCGAGGCCCGGGGTTAACCCGGTCGCCTGCTGGCTGCCATAGTCATGGGGTGGATTGTTATTCGCCAGAACGGCGATGCGCGCCAATTGACGCGCGGCCACTACGAACGGTAGGTCTTTCGATCCCGGCGCGACGAGCTGCACGTTAACCCGGTCTGTTTTGCGGGCGTCTGGGATAGCGATCGCGGTCGCGACGCTTGTCACGGTAGAGCCTGAGAACGCCATGAACGGCTTCCGAACGAGAGCGCCCCACCGGCCCTCCCCGGCGGTCGCGAACTTGTCAAGCGTGGCGGTGTCCGTCACGTTCAGACAATTAAGAACCATCGTTTCCCACACGTTCCCGATCTGTGCGAGAGCGGCGTCAATGTTAGGATTGACAAGGCCGCCCGAGGGTTGCGTTACGACGTAAGTCACGCCGGTATCGGTAGGGCCTACGACCTCCACCGTGATACCGTTCGCGCTCGCGCCTTTCCACTTTGACGTCAGGTCGACGTCTGTCACACCGTCGACCGCCGTCATGGGCAGGTCGAGAGCGGACGCGATCGCCGTAGTCATTTTTGCAGTTATCATGGCGACCGTGTCCCCGATCGCCACGGAGAACGCCGCGCTCGGTATATTATTCATGTAAACAATGAACGCGCCCGCCTTGGTAACGGCGCCCGCCGGGACGATGTTACCCGTCGCGGCCACGCTCCCGACCTCATCGTCAAGCGGGTACACTGTGACCGGTAGAGTCCCCACGCCGTCGCCGTTCGTGGGGAACAATTGCAGGGCCGCGAGATGCAGGGGCGATCCGAACCCGTAAGTCTGGGCGACCTGTAGCGCGCTAGTGACTTGAGCTTTCAAGGCGCTAAACGTGGCCGCCGTGGCACCCTGCCCGAATAGGGCTATCCGTTGCGGGAGGTATTGAACCGCGCCGCGTCGGAGGTTTTTAAAATCAGTCTTAATCCCGACTACACGGGCGACCGCTGAAACGTCGACGGCTGTACTAATAGGCATGGTTAATCTCCTGTATGTGGGAACTCCGCGACGAGAATCACGGCCCCGTCATCGGCTCGTTTTGTTGTTATCTCGATAGCTTCGATCGTTTCCCCTGTGACCTGTGGGGATAGCTCATTATACACTACCGCGAGCGATAGCCGCACGCCTACCACATGGGAGACGTGGGGCGAATCGAATGCGGGCTGAAACGCCTTGATCGACGCGGTCCACCGCCGCCCGACGATGCCCCTTAATCCGAGATAGGTATACGTCGCGGCCATGAGAATGTTCCGCACTAAACGCGCGGCGCGTTGCGCTTCGATCGCCGCGCCTTGATCGCCCGGCGCGTGCCCCGTCATAGTCTCCACGCTCGCGGCGTACCCGTAACAATCCACATTAAAAACGCCGTCCGCCATCTGGCGCTCGACCACGTTCCCGCGTGCCATATCAAACGACGCCGAATCAAACCAAACATTAACGACGGGCGTCACGTTCGCGGGATCGTTTAAAAATTCCTCGAATGGATTCGCCCGCTCAAGGTATACGCGGAGCGCCCACAGGCTCGGGTCTGGTTTCCCGGCGGTCACTGCGAGCGCGACCTGACTCGCTGACTCGGTAACGAGAATGTCCGCGATTTTATCGCGGATCAATTCGGACGAATCGACCTTGTCTATCAGCGTATCAATCATGAAGTGTACGCCTCGAGCTGTAGCGTCACGACGCCCATGCCGCGATCCGGGTTAGATTTAGCGACCTTAAACTTATACGCCCCGCCCTGTATGTCCGCGAACTCTACGACCCACGGCTTAGACGTGGGCGCCGCGATACCTTGCGGGAGCGCGAGACCCGCGGCCACGATTGACGCGATCCTGAGAGCGCACGACGCCGCGCGCCCACTGATAGCGGTACCCGTGTCCGGGTCAATGACCATAGCTATATCATTCGATTGCCCGACGAGATCCGCCGAAACGCCCGCCGGGTTCGTGAGCTTGATCGGCCACCCGAACCCGCCCACGGCGTCCTCCAACGTCTCCGCTAGATCGGCCTCCGCTAACGTGCGGAGGTTCATGCCCGGACGATAGCCCCGGCTTGGATCATTGCCTCAAATACACCGGGCGCGAACGCCGCTGGCGTTACACGATCGCCGGGGCCTAGAATCCCCCGAGCGCTCGTTATGTTCTTACGCCCTGCCACGATGTAGACCGCCGCAAGCTCGGGCCCCTGTGGCGCCACAGAGACGCCGGGGAGGGTATCCGTCGGGGCGTCGGGTGTTTCGGTCGCTACGTCCGCCGAGGTCACGTCTGCGGCCACACGGTCGCGCGTTTTTTTATCTTGTTTCGCCATGGTGTTACTCCATCAAAAAAAAAAGCCCCCATGATCCGGGGGCCTTGCGTTACTGTTTCAGATCGGACCCGTTTAAATCTGGGTATCCACGCAACCGAAGGTATCAATCGCCGTCGGGATCATCAGCGGACGCGCCGCGATTCCGCCGAATAGCGTCTCACCGTCGGGGCTTACCCACACATTCGTATTGAGGTCGATCGAGCGACCGGGTAGCGAGATCCGGGTGGGCAGCTCGGGCAATGTGACTACCGACTGGGCGCCTAGCAGGCGGCCAATATTAGGCACAGCGCCGAACGTGGCATCGAGGCGGCCCGTAGAGGCGCGCATGATCACCTTATCGTCGGGTATGTACGCGGTGGAAACGCCCGATTGTGGGTGCTTAAAGCGCCCGCCGTAGGTCCAAACGTCGTACTTATACACGCCGATTTCTACGGTCCCGCGATACTCCCCGCCGTCTACCATAGCCATGGGTGCGATCGTTCCGATCTCCATGCGGCGTATGTCGAAACGCTTCTGAACCGCTGCGTCTTTAATGAATAGCTCCCACGATCCCTCACCAAAAATAATCTGGTCGGGATTGACGAGGCCGTCCGCACGAATCACGGAACCAAGCGCCTTAAGATCCGCGATTTTATCGCTCGCGGGATTGCTCCACGCTAGGGCGCTATTCGGAAAGTGTGTCACTTTCGGAACAAAGTCCAGATCATACACGGCGTTACCGTTAGAATCGACAAGGGTTAATTTGCCCGTGGTCAAAATCTGCGACGCTTGCAACTCCATAGCCCGGCGGATTTTAGCCTCCACCTTGACCATACCCGAGAACAAGCGCGAGATCACACGACCGCGCAAGTCAGCGGACGCGAACGGATTCTCACCGGCTGAACGCTTGAGCATATCGGAGCTATTAAGCGCGATTGCCTCCTTATGCACCGGCGGTTTAAATTCCTTGTTCGTGTATTGGTCCGTGCTGTTAATTCGGTACCCGGTAGACAGGTCCTGAATTACCACGGAGACGTCCTCGCCCGAGCGGACCACGTCTATCTCGACGGTTTCCGATTCGTGAAAGTTAGACGCCGGGGATTTAAACATGCCCGACAAAAACATGAGCGGCGCGCTCATTTGCTCATAGACGCCGATTAACTTCTTGGTGACTTCATTCGACATGGTGCCCGCCTTATTGGTTGTCGAGGGTGTTTAATTCTGTGACTGCGACGGGGATCAGGGCATAATCGCGGAGCTTGTCTACGACCGCGCCCGTGATGTTGCTATCGTCGCCGTCCGCATCAATCACAAGCAAGGGCTTGCGATAGCTGCCTGAGATCCCGGCGCGAATAGCTACGTCGCCCGCGCCCGCTGCTACCACTTCATAAGTGACGATAGCCTTCGGGATTCCGTTCTCGTTCGCTACGCCGCCCACTACGAACGGGACTAGCTTCAGGCTAACGCTATCGCGCGCCAGAATCGTTCCCGCCTTGATCGTGGCCGCGCCCGCGAACGTCAGCAGCTCGTCGCGAAACTCACCGCCGCACAGGATCGGGGAGCCGTCGTTAACGTTGGTGATTGTGATATTGCTCATGGCTTATACCCCCACAGCGTCGGAAACAATTTTTAGAACCTTGAGAGCCCCCGCGTCCGTAGACTCGGGAGCGCCCGGGGTGGCCGCTGCGGCGACCGCGCCGCCCTCAGTCACACGCGCCACAATAGCGGCGCGGTTCTGGGCTGCGGTCATGTATGTCGCTTGCAATGTGAGGGTCATGGCTGACCCGTCACGGATTGCGGCGCTCGCGGTTTTCATGTCGCCCGATTGTTCGCCCATGATCATGTGGGCGCATACTCGGTCGCGTTCTTGTTTGACGCCTGCATCCAGAACGGCAGAATATACCGCGGGGTGCTGCGCCTGTAGTGTGGCTTGATCCATGGGGATCGTCTCCTGTTTTTGTACGGCTATCGCCGCGGGTTTAATATTTGTTGCGGGAGCCATAGCGGCCCCCTTGATTCCGTCGATCATGCCACGCGCCCGTGCGTCCTCTGCGAGAACGACTGACCCGCGGCCATAATCCGCGTTAATTTTCTGGGCTGTAACGTTACGACCGCGCGCGATCGAATCCACAAATAGCGCATGGATCGCGTCGAGCTGTTTCCGAACGACGGCGATACCGTCGGGCGTGCTCACGTTCGGGCGTTTTTCCGGGGCGTCCGTGCTCGTTATGTCGACCACCGTCGGGTTAACCCGGAACTGTGAAGCGACCCCGATCGACCCGAACATGTCGCCGCGATTATCCGCCACGATCTCGTCCGCCTGTGAGGCGATAGCATACGCCGCGGACGCGGCCATGCCCGATACCTCCGCGCGGATCGGTTTCGCGCTCGCATGGATCACGTCGAGAACCGGCCACAATCCCGATACCTCACCGCCCGGGCTATCAATCGAGAGCACGATCCGCGAGACACGCGGGTCAATCATAGCCGAACCGAGGGCCGTCAAAATATCGGGATACGTTGTATTAGGTATGTCCATGAACCATAGCCAAAAATCAGGCGCGTTCGTGAGAACCCCCCTGACGTCGATCCGGGCGTCCCCGCCCACGGGATCAACTACCGCCGCCGCTGTTACCCGTGCCGAATCCGCGAACGCTTTCAGGTCCGACGCGGACGGGTTAACCCCGTGCTCGCGTAGGGCTTGAATCTCGGCCAGTTTCGGTTCGTGTAATAGCCAATAGGTCATGCGGTCCTCGGGTGCAATTGTACCACAGGCGCGCCCCTCTCGTCTAACTCGTCCATGGGTTCCGCGGTCATGGCGGGCTCCGTCGCGCCGGGCGCGGGAGTAATTCCGAACTCGCGATTAAACTCCGCGAGCGGACGGAGCGCCTCCGCCTTGAGCTCGTTCTCGCGTTTAAGGCGCTTGATATTTTTCGAGAACTTCGTGCCCGTGGTAATCCGTGCCTCGCGCGCGTTCGTGCTCCACCCCTCAGAGACTAGGAGCTGCGATCCGCGCGCCTGTTTCAATGTATCCGTGCTGGGTTTAATCGAGCCGTACCAATCCGCAGAGATCCACGCGCCGAACTTGTCGCCCTGTGCGGGGTCGCGGTACGCCTCGAGCAATCCGGGCGCCGCGATCGTACCCGCAAGCGTGGCGGATAATAGCCAATCGGTGTACACCGGCTGGCATACGTTCTCACCGAACGAGCTCCATACTAGATTGAGATAAATTTTAAATTCATTAATGGCCGCTTGCGACGCGCTATAGTTATTCGAGAACGCGAGCGTTAAAATCTCGGGCGGGATCTCATTCGCCCACGCCACCGCTTGAATTATAGCCGCCTCAAAAGTACCAAAATTGACGTCGGTCCCCTGACTTGAGAACCCGACCGGCTCCTCGCCCACTTGCAATTCCTGAAACACGACGCCGGGGATCTGTCCCGCGAGGTCATACTTACGCGCCGCGCCGTCCGCGCCCACGGCTTCGATCTTGTCGCGTCGAGTAGCGCCGCCCGTTACGGGTAGCGTCCCCATTTTATCCTGTGATTTTTTAATAAACATTGCGAGCATGGAATTAATCACAGCCTTACGCTGTGCGCTATCACGATAGCGGTCAACCTCGCGAAGCGATTGCAGAACAAGCGCGAGCAATGGCATGCCCCTGTGGTCCCCGTACCGTTTCCCCACGCCATAGCATAGCCACGCAGTAGGGCGGCCCGTGATAGGCCCGAACGCCGGGAGGCGCTTATACGATCCATCGTCCTGTAGTACCCAGAACGCGACATGCCGCCCGTCCGCGTCAACCTCCACGCCCTCATATACCCGCGCGCCGGGCGCGATCTGTGAGCCGTTCGGATCGTAGGGTGTGCGGACCCGATTCCCGCGTATAAATTGCAGCATGGGCATGCCGTCCGCCGGGCTTGAGCGTATGACCGCGAGCACGTCGCCCTCGATCAATGCCTCGCGACGGGCGTCCCGTTGTAGCTCCCCGAACGTGGAGAGCCCGCGAACGTCGCACCGCGTCTTATTTTTTGCCCACAATCCGAACCGGTTCTCGACGTTCTCGGTCCAATCGTTTAGCGAATCAGGCGCGAGCCCCAGAATCGCCTCGTCGGGCGACGCCTCGGGCGTCAAGCCTGTATTAATCTCGTTCGTTATCAGGCGCCGAATCAAGCCCGCCGCGTATAGATTCGAGGTGAACAATTGAGCGGACCGTGTTCGGAGCAGCCAATAGTCCGGGGTCTGGATCTCAGTCAGTCCAAACCCGCCGGGGAATTTTTCGCCGTCGTAAATCGTCCGCGCGTAGTCCCCAAAAAACGAGGCGGACGGGAGCTGGTCGAGCGTCACGGTCGGGAGCGCCGGGCGTGTAGTCTCCCGGAAAAATTCGCGGCCAAAAAATTTCATGCTAAAAATCCGGGCGGACTGTCACGACGCCGCAACCGGTAGCCCGCGCCTCTAGCGTTGCCACCCGATTATATAACGAATCGAGCTGGCCTTGTAGCGCGCTCACACTTTCGCGCGTCACAGTTTGCCGCCCTTGACCTGTATCGAGTGTGTATGACTGTACCCCGTTCGCGCCTGAGAGCGCCAGCACGGCGTCCTCAATTGCGACAATGATCGCCTTGGTTTTAGTAATCCGCTCGACGAGCCATGGGTCTGCCATGGGATCTATTATACACTACGACCGAACGCGGACGGCGTCGCCTCCACAAAATCCCAGAACCTCGGCCACTCTACCATGTCGAGCTCAAAGTGACGGATACAAATCTGCCATGCCAATATCTCCACAGCGGCATGGCCGTAGCCTAGCAGATCCCACAACTCGTTCCGGGCGTTCCCCGGCCTGTGCCATTTGTACGTCACGCCGCCCGCCTCGTCTGTTATCTCGCGGCGTGTCTCGCGTGTCAATTCTTTAAGATCCTCATCGGAGGTATCGACCGGCGCGTTAAAATGATATATCGCCTGCGGCCCCGAATCCTCGTGCCATTCGCGACGGAGTACCGGCGCGATCCGATCTTTGTAGTGGTCGACGAGAATCCTATACCCGAGCGTCCCCGCCTGCGTTTTAAATTCTGCAAATTCTGTAATCCGTTGATTTTTGCTAGGACGATCCCGCCCGAGGATCGGATACACGCCTTGCGAATACTCCCCACAGAACGCGGAGACGGTCGCGTTCGTATACCCCGCGTCGATCAACGTCAGGTTAATTCCGTACTGCGTGCCATTGTCCGCCGTGTATTTTTTTTCTTCGATCACGCGCCGCAATTCGCCCCACCCCGGTTCCGTCGTTTCCGTAAAATCCGCGCCCTCGATTCGGGTATAATCCACAAGAAAGCACCGCGTATCGCGGGACCACCCCATGATAGCGACCCTTAAAAAAGTTTTATGTACGTCGACCTGACACGTTAAAAACAGAACAGGCGACCCCGCGTATTTAATCGCGTAGGCGTTCGGGATCTGTCCCATGTTGTACGCCGTCCGTCTGTGGGACGATACGGACATGAAGCTAATACGAGCGCCGCGCGTCTCAAACGTTTCTCCCAAAATATTATTATAAAACGCTTGATATTTTCCTATATCAATCACGCGCCGTTCTATCGGGTCGTATGATTGCAGATACTTGTCGACGCATGAACTCCACGGCGCCATGCCCACAGGCGAATATAATCCGGGGAGGTGATACGATCTCAGCCAGTCCGCCGCCGGGCGCGCTGTCGGGTGCCAGTGCGCCCCCTCCGCCGCCGAAAATAGCCGCGCCTTGTCATGCTCCGCGTGGGCGTGCCCGCACGATGCACAGCGCCACCGCACGGAACCCTCGACAAGCATGCCGCCGTCTGTATCCCATGTAAATCCACCGACGATCCCCGTCGCCTTGTCGATCGTTTCCCACCGTAACGCCTGCGGAAAATTACACGCGCGGCATAACACTCGATACACGCGTTGGTCTCCACGCATGAACGCCGTCTCGATTTTACTCGACCCCTTGAGTAGCGGCGTCGACCCCCGGAAAATTTTTCGCCGGTCATAGTACCCCGAGGCGCGAGCGTCCGTGAGCGCGAGCGGGTCGCCCTGTTTCCCCACGATCAGCGGCCATGCGTCGATCTCGTCCTGTAGTATCACGGCCACAGATACGGCCCGCATTTTATTAGCGTTCTGGGCGCCCTGTGGGATCAGGTAGCCACCGCCCGCGAACTGGATCTGGCTCTTATTTTTTCCCGTTTTCCTAATGTTCCCCTCGTCCGCCGAACGGATCACGCCCGAGAGCCCGGACTGGTGGAGCATAGGCAAAATATTATTTTCTACGCGCGACGCCGCCAGCTCCGAATCTGCTGTTATGTACATGAGCGGGAGCGTCCGAACGTGGCCGATGTAATAAAACATACCAGCCTCGAGCACGCTCGTCGTGTATGCGATCTGGGCGCCTTTCTTGAGCACGACCTCGCGCACCGGACTGTCAACGTCGAGACAATCCACAATCTCCCGCATATACGGCGCGACGTCGTAGCGTATGAACCCCGGTAAATTCGTTACACTTTCCGGGAGGTAGCGCGCGCCCTCGTTATAGGTCGACGGACGGACGCGCGCGATCGTTTCCGGGATCTCCGCGATCCGTTCCGCGAGCCAGTCCGCCCCGATCGTTTCAAGGTTCTGTAACAAGTGACCGCACCATGCGCGCCTTGAGCGGGCGGATATAACTCTGAATGATTTCCACGACGAGCGCCTCGACCTCGGGCACAGTCTGACCCGCCATGGCCATGGCGGACGCGCGGACTGAGATCGTCCGGGCCGCGTCGGTTAATAACTTCGTGGCCGTTTCGGTCACAGGTTCCATGATGCCGCGCCGAACTAACTCACGACTAACGAGGTCCCCCGTCGCCGCGGCATTCTTGATTCGTTTTTCTTGTATGCCCTCTAGGGTCTGATACGCGCGGAGCCAATCTAAAAACCGCGTGTCCGTCCCGAATTGTGCGACAAGGTCCCGCAGGCTCATATCCCCGTACCGCTGCATGTCGCTCGTCTCATGGGCCGCCGGTTCCGTACCAGCCCCCGCCGCTTTTTTCGTTTCGTGCGCCGCCGCCCTCCCACGTTTCGGGGGGCGCTCGTTCGGATCCCTAGCAGGGCGAACCCGTGGGTCGCGCTTACGGGCCGCCGGGGCCTCGACCGGGGGGACGGTCTGGATCTCTACGCCGGGAGGCGTGGCGGGCACCTGTGAGGCCACAGGGGCCGGGGGTTTGTTGCGTTGGTGCGGTAGCTCCCGGGACAGATACGCGACCGCGACCGGGTGCGCCATGTCGATTCGGTTCCCCACGCAAGCGGGCGCGAGCAATGTCTTACAGACCCGCGTCACAGCGGCGGGCGATACCCCCGCACGGGCCGCAAAGTCCCCGCGTTTAACCAATAACTCCACGGCGTTAACTTTAGCACAGGGGGCCGGGGCGGTCAATTATAGTTAAAAATTCACTTTTTAAG